GTTCATGAGAAAAAAGCGAAGCATCTAATTGGTGATTGGAAGTTCTTGGAAAGATCTTTGAACGAGAATCAGGGACGAATACTCGGCATCGTTAGTGGGAGCGTGAAGGTATGAAATTTATCGCAAGAGCGATTCAAGCAACAACGGGATGTATGGATCGGGATAACGGGTTTGCACGTGTCCTGAGCGATCCTACGCGTACTCTGGGGTGATTTAATATGAATCCAGTATCAGAAGACCTGAAGGATAAGCTCGTGACCAGTGGAACGGGTGTTTTTGCTGCCGTCACCGGTTGGGGCATCTTCATCGGAGCGGAACCGGAGAAGCTAAATACGACGATCACGCTGTACGATACCGGAGGCCCGAAACCGGAGACGGTGCAGAACAGAAGCGTCAGTCCGTTGAGGCGGGAAGGGCTTCAAGTTCGTGTTCGCGGGAAGGGTTACAAAACAGCATACACAAAGATCGAAGCGATAGTGAGCACGATCGTCGGGTATGGAAAGTTCTCCGTGACTACTGTCAAATATAAAGGGTTGTTTCGCACGAGCGATATTCTGTTCCTGGAGCAGGATGACACCGACCATTATATTTGGGTCGTCAATTTCCAGGCAGTCAGAGAATAAAAACAGAAAGGGGAAACGATGGAAGCAACAGACCAAGCGAAGGCAAGACTCTTCGGATTTCTTCTTGGAAGGAAGGAACTCGGATTGAACAGGCACGGATGTTTCAACGGGATGAATGCTAAGGGACAGCAAATCAGATACAACTTTCGCGATCCGAAGGTTCTGAAGTTTGAGGAGAAGGTCCCTACCACTCCGGAGGAAAAGAAAATCCAACCGCTGATCAATTCAAAATGGGTGGCGAAAGAATCCCAAGCCTATGAGAAAGTAAAGATGGTCGCGGACAAGTTGGTTCTTACAGAAGAGCCCAAACAAAAGGTAGCAAGTAAGTAAAAGGAAAGGAGAACAGAGATGGACATTGGAACAGGAATTACTATTTCGTTTTCGTCGAGCTTCCTTGCGGAGATACTTGATGTGTCCCCGCCCGGAGCAAGTCGGGAAAGCATTCAAACGAGTCACATGGGCACGGCGTCGGCTCACACTTTCACTCCCGCTGATTTGGTGGATTGGGGAGAGCTGGTTGTAGAGATGGCGTTTGCCCCAAGCACATCTGTCCCGATGAACGGGGAGGTGCAGACGATCGTGATTGTGTTTCCGGACAGTGGAGCGGCTATATGGACGTTCCAAGGATTCATAACCGGGTTCGAACCTTCAGCCCCGCTGGAAGACCGCATGACGGCCACCGCCACGATCAAGGTGACGGGTTCCGTAGTGGTGACCTAAACAAAAATGATCGAGCGTAAGTAAAGAGGAGGACAGAGATGGACATTGGAACAGGAATTGCAATTACGTTCTCGACAGGTTTCCTTGCGGAGATACTCGACGTGTCTCCGCCGGGGGCGAGCCGGGAAAGTATCCAGACAAGCCACATGGGTACTACGTCAGCGCATACGTTCACTCCTGCCGATCTGGTAGATTGGGGTGAGCTGGTTGTGGAGATGGCATTCAATCCTTCCACCGCCATACCAATCGGTGGGGCGGCAGAGACGATCACGATCACGTTCCCAGACAGTGGAACGGCCGTGTGGACGTTCACCGGATTCATGACGGGGTTCGAACCGTCGGCTCCGCTGGAAGATCGAATGACAGCGACAGCGACGATCAAGGTGACGGGCAAAGTGGTGGTGACCTAAACGACGGTAGCATTGTAAACGACAGAACAGAAACAAAGGGAGACTAACCATGTCTGATGCAAAAGAAATGAAAAAGGTAGTGATGCTCACGAAGGAAAATATCTTGGGTGCGAACGATCTCTTGATCCGGGATGTTGACGTTCCTGAGTGGCGTGGGGTGGTGCAACTTCGATCGTTGCCCGGCACCGAGAGGGATTTGTTTGAGAACACCGTTCAGAAGCGTAAGGTGGGAGCAAATCTCGAGCTCAAAGGATTAAAAGTTCTTCTGTTGTCCCTCACGATCATCGATGGCGAAGGCAAGCTGATGTTCTCGGAATCGGACTTGGATAAACTGAATTCCAAGTCGGCCAAGGTTATCAACAAGCTGTTCGAGGTCGCCACAGAAATGAATGGCATCGGCGAAGAAGCGGTGGAGGAACTCAGAAAAAACTCGTAGGGCGACCCGAGCGTCGCCAGTGGTTTCGGTTAGCTCGGCAGTTGGGAATGAGCGTTGCTCGTACCCAGCGTGAAATAAGCAGTAGGGAGTTTGGTGAATGGATGGCCTATGACGAGATTTCCCCGGGGGATCCGGAGAGGGCTGATCTCAGGGCGGCGTTGATTTCGTGTACGATGGCAAACGTTATGAAAACAAAAAAAGGAAGACCGCTGCAGATAAAGAATTTCCTATTGAAGTTTGATCTACCAGCAAGAAAGACAGCAGAGGAAGTCAAAGCGAAGTTGCTTTCTTGGAAAGCGGGCTTGGTAGGTGCCGTGAAAAAGGAAAAGAAAAAATGAGAACGATTGGCGCCATAGCGGTTGCATTGAATGGGAAGACGGCCGACTTCCAGAAGAAGTTTCTCGTTGCCGAACAAACACTGACTCGTTTTGGCAATCATACAAAAGCCCTTGGAAAACAGATGACCTCGTTAGGTCGTTCCATGACGATGTATGTGACCCTTCCCATAGTAGGGGGTATTGCTGCTGCTGTAAAAGCGTTTGGAGATTTCGAACAGGCCATGGTAGAGGTGACGAAAGTAACCGACGCAAAGACAGCTCTTGAGTTGGGCAAGGCTATCAAAAAGATGTCCGAAGTAATACCTTTGACCCGTGACGAACTGGCAGGTATGACGGCGGATGCAGCACGGTTTGGTATAACAGGAACAGAGAACATTAAGAGTTTTACAGAGACAGTGGCCAAGATGACCATTGCTACGGATCTTGCAGCGAACGAAGCGGGTACGGCTTTTGCCAAGATAGCAGCTCTGACAGGACTCCCCGTTACCAAAGTTGGGAATCTTGGTTCCTCAATAAATGAACTGGCAAATACTACAGCCACAAGTTCGTCAGAGATAGTAGATTCTATGTTGCGGAGTTCCGCTTCATTGGCACGCCTTGGATTGAGCGCAACGGAAATGACAGGGTTATCAGCGGCCTTGAATGCGGTAAGCGCATCATCACAAAGGGCAGGTACGAGGTTACGGCGAGTAGCAGAAATGATGATGCAACCTGATAAAGTTGAACAAATAGCCGCCGCGTTAGGTATGACCGCTGAAGGATTCAAGACACTGCGTAACGAGGCTCCGGTTAAAGCCATCCGAAAGATGGTGGAGGTGTTTGCAAAAGGCGGTGATGCTGCAGGAAGATTGAGTTCTGTATTGGGCAATGCAGCAACGCAAGCAATCGCTCCCCTTGCCATGAACATCGATGGGCTCAACAAAACGATGGCTACTGCCGAGAGGGCATTCAAAGAGAACACATCATTGGAGAAAGAGTTTTCAGCAGCAACTAAGACATTGTGGTCACGATTTAGGCTGCTATGGAGTCAGATAAAAAATACAGCCGATTCGATTGCCCTTGTGCTCACTCCGACTATAAGGAAGGTGCTTGATTCCATTTCAAAGTGGGTGAGAAAGTTTGATAACCTTTCCGACAGAACGAAAAAGATAATCGTTGTCACTGCACTAATAGTTGCGGCTATTGGCCCGCTGCTTATGATCGTCGGACAGCTCACCATCGGTTTGGGTGCCTTGGTCCTCGTCCTCCCAGCATTGATTACCGGCCTTGCTGCCTTGCCCGGGGTGTTGGCAGGAATGGTCGCTGCCATAGTAGCGGCGGCCCCCCTTGTCTTGTCCATCGCGGCGGCTATCGCTGGAATTGGAGTAGCACTGGTAAACATTATTGGTGAAGGCGATACTTTCAAAGAGCGGTTTGTAGACACAATGAAAACAGTGAAAGGATGGGCGATTGATGCGGGCCAGGCTATCATGAGATGGATGACTAAGTGGGGGCCGGTAGCGATAGATACTCTCCATTTTGTTGGGATTGAAATTAAATTCTTCTTTTTGAAATTAACCAAAGTAGTGGACATAGCATTTGAAAATCTCTTTACAGCAATGTTTGGTTGGGCGGATGACTGGAAGGCTATTTTTCATTGGCTGTCTGACAACTGGAAGAGCGTTTGGAATAACATCTCTTCTTGGACAACGACCGTTCTCGAGAATATAGGTGGAAATGCCAAAGCCATACTTGGCGCGGTGTGGAAGTGGCTCCAAGCCCCATGGGAGAGGTTTAAAATGCCTGACTTTAAGGGCATCACAGAAGGGTTCAATAAAATCGAAATAGGAATGCCTGACTTTGATATGCAGGAGCGGAAGTATAGAGACTTCATGGAGGAGGTAGCAGCACTCGAAAGTGAAAAACTGGTTGCCTTGTCAAAAGCGGCTGGTGAGAATTGGGGGATGGCTGCAGTAAAAGCGATCCAAGATAAAATCAATGCTGTCAAAGATAAGATATCTAATATGGTCGCTCCGGGCGGGGAAGCGAAACTGGAAACGTCCGAAGCTAAGTACGCAGGAGCGGTGGAGAAGGGGACGGTGGAAGCGCACCGAGCGGAACTTGGTCAGCAGAAAGTGTTGAACAAAGTGGAAAAGAACACAAAGGAACAGGTTGATTGGGGCAGAAAGATGGTGGAGAGGCAGGATGCATTTATTATAGAATTTAAGAAGTCTGAGGGGGAGGTGGTGTCAATATGAGCATAACATCCGTCAACCTAATGCGTGAGAAAAAAGCCACGGGTACTCCTGAGGGGTTAGTTTATACTCGTAAGTATCGGGTCCTCACTGACGATGTTGCCACCACTGAGAAACAGGTATTGGCAGATTCAAACATTCCGATATTTTATGCGGCCCTTGTTGATGATGATACCGTCACTTGTAAAAGACGAATGGCGGATCAGAACTTGGAGAATCTGTTGGAGTGGATTGTCACCTGTGAATACGGGACCAGAGCGGGCAGTGAACCAGATGCTGGAACTTCCCAAACCAAACCCACAGATGAGGATCCGAAAATATCATTTGGGTTTGCTCTTTATACAGTGGCGTTGGATAGGTCTTATGCGGAGGGCGGGACCGATGCAAGAGGCTCACAATCAGTTCCGGTAAGGAACAGCGCGGGGGATGAGTTTGATCCTCCTGTCATGGGGGAGAAAATCAATCTGATAGTAAACATAGTCAAGAACGAAACGATAGCGGATTTCGATCCGAAGGACGCTTACGACTTCATTGACACGATCAACAAGACGAAGATACTGATCGCTGGAGTCAACTTTGCGGCGAGGTGTGCATTGATGAGGGAAATGGGATCGGTGAAGATGTGGGACTCGGAAGGGACGGCATATTACCAAGTTACTTATAAAATCGAGGGCGATCCCGAGACCCATGTGAAAAAGATTTTGGATCAGGGTTTCTATGCTACGATCGGTTCCGACAGAGTAAAGTTAAAGGGAAAGAATATCGTACCCGTTGGTGACAGCGAAAGCCCCGACAGTTTTGTTTCCGAACCTCAGAAACTTGATCTTAAAGGAAAGCTGTTCACTCCAACAGCAGAGGAGAAAGCAAAATACATTCCATTCTATACCAAGTTTGAAAAGGCGTGGTCGGGGTTGGATTTGCCAACAGCGTTTTAAGGGAAAGATATGTCAGGAGTTAATTTTACAAGAGAAAGCGCGAAGAGAATTGCCTCTGCGGTCAGGGCTGTCGAGGCTTCTCCAGTTGACTTGGGTTCGTTTAGACGGAGGAGCAGGACGGTAGAGGCCGAAGCGAGCAGTGGTGTGGATTACTCCGACTTCACTTTTGGGTTCTCGATCAACGGG